ATGACCCGTGGGCTAACCGATAAACAATCCAAATTCGCAATGCTGTACGTTGAGAACGGCGGCAACGCTGCACAGGCGTACCGTGACGCAGGGTACGGTACGGGCGGCAACGAGAAAACAACGTGGCGTCGCGCCAAAGACGTTTACGACAATGGCAAAGTGCAGGCAGAGATCGAGCGTCTCCGGAAACGCGCTCAGAAGCGCGCAGAGCGCAAGCACGACGTAACCCTTGATACCCTATTGCTTGAGTTGGAAGAAGCCCGTACGGTGGCTCTGAGCGGCGAGAAACCGCAAGCCGCAGCTGCAGTCTCGGCAACGATGGGAAAGGCCAAGCTTGTGGGTCTCGATAAGCAGGTTCTGGAAGTGACCGGTGAGCTTTCCGTACGTCGCACCCTGGACGATTTTTATGGCGACGCTTAACCCGGCACTGCGTGACTTCTGGCGCACTCGTACTGTCGGTGACACGGCTGTACGCTTTCGAACGTTGTACGGCGGCCGTATGTCGTCCAAATCGCACGACGCGGCAGGTGTGGCCATAGCGCGCGCAAACCACCACCCCGAGCGTTTCTTGTGCTTACGTATGTACCAGAACCGTATCGCCGACTCGGTGTACGCGCTGCTGAAAGACAAAATCGACTACTTCGGTCTGAGCGGTAATTTTAAAGTTTACGCGGACGCTATCGAGCACAAAACTAACGGCTCGCTTTTTCGCTTTTACGGGATGGCGCGTAACATCGACGAAATCAAATCGTTCGAAGGTGCGACGGTTGCGTGGGTCGAAGAGGCGCATAACCTCACTGAAGAGATGTTCAAGGTCATCCGTCCGACCATCATGCGTAACGATGGTGCGGAGATGTGGTTCACGTTCAACCCTCGTCTGGCTACCGATTTCGTTTACCGCCGAATGGTGACTAATCCACCCTCCGGCACGCTCGTTCGAAAAATCAACTACGATGAAAACCCGTTCCTCAGCGCCACAGCGTTGGTCGACATCGAATCAGCGCGTGAGGAGGACGTTGAGGAGTTTAATCACGTATACCTCGGCGTACCGTACGACAGCGACGACAACGTTGTAATTCGTCGAACGTGGATTCAGTCCGCTATCGACGCGCACCTGTCAGTCACCCCGGCGGGTGGTTCGTGGTTCGGCGGGAAGTGCGTCGGTTACGACGTCGCGGACGATGGTGCCGACAAGAACGCTACGACGAGCATGGACGGCGCTGTGTGTGTCGGGCTTGATGAGTGGAAGGGCAACCAGGACGAGCTGCGAGAATCAGCCGCACGCGTTAAACTGACCGCCGAACGGCTGGACGCTTCCACGATTGGTTACGACTCGATTGGCGTGGGCGCTGGTACCGGTTCGCACCTGAACTCGTTAGGCTGGAAATCACACTTCAAATTCAACGCTGGTGGCAAGGTCGACCATCCCGACCGCATGTACGGTACGACGCGAATTAAGAACTCCGACTTCTTCGCGAACCTGAAAGCACAAGCGTGGTGGCACGTCGCCGACCGATTCCGCAACACACATCTTGCTGTCACCAAAGGACGCCGTTTCCGCGCTGATGAGATGATTAGCCTGTCGAGCGAACGTATCGACCCGAAGCTGTTGGACAAACTTACCGACGAGCTGGCTACACCGATGCGCGATTTTGACAACGCGGGACGTGTGAAAGTCGAGAGCAAAAAAGACCTGGCGAAGCGTGACGTAGTGTCCCCGAACATCGCCGATTCGTTCATCATCGCCAACAGTCGCGGGCTTCTCGGTGGTGTACCGATTAAGGAGTGGTTGTAAGCGTGAGAAAGGGGCGTCATGCCCCCATGATTTCGAACCATTTTTCAATTTCTTCGTCGTACAGTAACCACTCTGTGGCACCACTGAAACCGGACAGACCCGCCGATTCGAAATGGTGATGGAAAATTTTTTCCAACGCGTGTATTACACCCCCGCTCGGGTCGTGCAGGGTGCGAACCTCACTCCAATCAAATGGGGTTGATACTCTCAACTGCGACAAGCGCTGGCGCAACTTGTTACTGATACCAACTTTGGCGTACTTACCGTCGTTACTCTTGAGAAGGTACAGGTGTCCCGGTATCGACTTTCTAAACCCTGCAGTCGCACAGCCGGAGCAGCCCTTACCCGATAAGTGGTTCGAAACGTTTTGCGTGAAGTCACCGTGAACCGGGCAGCAGATTGTCACGTCAGATGTGTTCTTTACACTGCTTTGATATTTGTAGCGGTATTTGTTTTTGTGAACTTGCGCCGCTTTTCTCACGAAGTTCTCCCACGTCCTATTGGCATTCCCCGCACAAACTGGGCACCCTGAACCGTGATTTACATGACTGGCAATCGTAGTTTTGAAATAACCATGGTCTGGGCAACCTATCTCAACTCTCGTCGATGCGTTGACTTGATTCGGCCAGTGAGAGTAGTCATACTTGTCAGCGTGTTTCGATCTCGCTTGTGCTATCCTCTCTTCTCTGGTTAACTTTTTTATACCGGCACAAGCTGGGCAACCTGACCCTCTGGAATGATTGTTCACAGTAGGTTCGAACAAGCCGTGCTCCCTGCATATCACTGGGATTTTGCTGCACCACGTTATATCGTCGGGGACGAGTGAGTAATCGTACTTATCACCATGTACGATTACGAAACTGTCGATACGCTCTTGTTTGGATTTTCTGGACATTAATTTCTTCTCTCAAGTAAGTACGAGAAGAGTATAACAGACTTATTGGCGGTGACAAATGGGTAAATTAATTACTGACGGTTTAGTGAACGTTGCGAGTGGTCTGGGTACGGCTAAATCCAAGCGTTTTCACAATCGTTTTGAAATGGGGTTAATGAACGACTTCCATTCCATGGATAACGCCTTTCAAACGAATTGGCTGGCCCGTCAGATTGTCGAAGTGCCGGCCGAGGACATGACGCGCGAATGGCGTGATATCAAGTCCAACGACGCCAACGCTATTCGCGCTGTGGAAGACCGTCTCATGTTGCCCAGCATGGTTAACGAAGCGCTGTGCTGGGCGCGTCTTTACGGTGGTGGTGGTATTCTCATGCTCACCGACCAAGACCTTACCAAGCCGCTCAACTTGAACGCCATCAAGCGTGGTAGTCTTCGCCGTTTGCTCACGTTCGACCGTTGGGATATGCAGGCGATGACGCTCAACACCTGGGACCCGCTGGCGGACAATTACCTGCTTCCCGAGTTTTACGTTGTGCGTGGTGGAAAGCAACAAATCCACTGGTCGCATTTCGCACGTTTCATGGGCGCGCGTCTCCCGCTGCGTCAGATGGTTTGGACGCAAGGATGGGGCGATTCTGAGCTGCGTAAATGTCTCGACGACGTTATGGATATGGTCGCGTCGAAAGATGGTATCGCTGAGCTAATGCAGGAAGCGAACGTTGATGTCATCAAGAAAGATGGACTTTCCAACGAGCTGGCCAGCGGTGAGGATTCTAACATTATCGACCGTTACGCGACGTTCAGCCAGATGAAGTCCGTCGTCCAACTGGCGCTACTGGACGGTACGGAAACCTACGACCGTAAGACTCTAAATCTGGGCGGTGTTGCACCGGTTATCGAACTGTTCATGACGTGGATTAGCGGTGCGGCAGACATCCCTGTCACACGTCTTTTCGGTACGTCCGCTAAGGGGCTTAACGCCACGGGTGAAGGCGACCTGAAAAACTATTACAACTCGATTCGCGCCAAGCAACTCTCACAGCTCGACCCGCCGATGCGACAAATCGACGAGGTGTTGGTACGTTCCGCGTTAGGACATTTCCCGGACGATTTCAACTACCGTTGGAACCCGCTACAACAGCTCACCGACGAAGAGATTGCGCGCACTGCTAAACTTCGCGCCGATACTGACCTGATTTATCATGATATGGGTGCGGTCGAGGTGTCACAGATTCAACGTAACCTACAGTCTGCCGAGCAGTATCAGTTCGAGGATGAAGACATCGAGCAGCGTGAAGAGGATGAGCGTAACGGTAACATTCTGGAAGAAGCCGAACCGCCCGTTATGGACGCCGCTTCGCTGATGGATGCGTGGAAGCAGATGACCGAGGATGGTGTACCGCCCGAGTCAATCCAGGCGGTACTAGGTTGTTAATTAGGGACGGCGGATGAAACGCCATTGTTCCTATTGCTCGACTGCAACGTGGGCAGACAACCCAGCCGCTCGCATCGCGCCACTCAAAGCTTTACGGGCTACGAATTCACTCTGTTCGGCAGTTTTCAGGTCGGATTTCGCTTTCTCCCACGCCTGTAGCAACTCGACGAGCGATGGGGCTGCGGGCTGTTCAACTTGGAGCAGGCGATACGCGACGATGTCGCTACAGTCTCCATCGTGACCCCAGTAGTACTGGCACGCTTTTTTACTGTAAGAATTTCTACCGCCGCCCCGGTACACCGCGTCAACCAGCGCCTCAGGCTCCACCGGCGTTTCACCACCTTTCCAGCCAATCCACCCGTCGCCTTCAAGTTTGACGATGTTTGACAGGTCGGGACAGTACGTCTTATAGCAATTTTCTTTGCTGAAAACAGGGGCAGTCGTCCCGTCATCTCGCACGAGTGTCAGAATATTCCCAACGTCCGACCGCGAACCGTCGGTCGGTCGTACCACCACAAACTTATCACCAACCTTATAACCTAACTTCTCACACGGTGTCATAACCGTTACTCCTCATGTTGTGTTAAACTGATGTCAGTATTACTCACCTTGACGGGCTTGTCAACATGAATAACATCGAAAAATCGTACTACATCGACCTGCTTAAAATGCTGCGACAAATCAAGCGTGACATTGACGCTGAGATTGTCCCTGTGATGCGCAGACACAGTCCCACGACGCTCGACAGTGTTCCTGTGCTGGACGGGTGGGCAGACGATGTAAAAACCGCCATAGACCGTGTACGTGAGAAATGGACGGGTAAGCTCGCACAGCTCGCCATGGGTCACATTGCATCACGCTACGTCAAGGCGGCGATGGGATGGCACACGCGCAAGATGAAGCGTTCTTTCGGTGTTGACCTATACGGTACGTCTGACCGTATCAACCAGTATCTCAGCGCAGCGGCCGACCAGAACGCCACGCTGATAAAGTCCATTCCGGCGCAATATCTCGACCAGGTGTCGAACATCGTACAGGGTAATATGCGTCAGGGGATGCGTCCCGGTTACATCGTGTCGAAACTCGTGGAACAGTTCGGCGTCCGGGAGCGACACGCTAAACTGATAGCTGTTGACCAGACAGGGAAGATTAACGGCGAATTGGACAAACTACGACAGCAAGACGCGGGCTTCGAGTATTTCCAGTGGGTGACGAGTCACGATGAACGTGTGCGCAGTGAGCACACGCACCACGCCGACAAGGTGACAGCATACGGGAAGGGTGTTTACAGGTGGGACAATTTACCGCTTGAAAATGGTGCGCCGGTTTACCCTGGTAGTCCGATACGGTGCCGATGTATCGCCCGCCCCGTATCGCGTGAAGAAGTGGAAAAGAATCGGCGCGACGGTAAGACCGCGCCGGGGGTTTATCGTTAAATTGTCACGCGTGCCGGGTTGCCGAACACCATGACGCGATGTGTGAAGTCACCCGGATGTACGCTTTTCTGTGCGTTACGCTCGCCCGACCGGTCACGATTCGCACGCGCTTTACGGGCGCACACGATACACACATTGTTCGCTTTGTAACGTTCGCCACTGTGACCATGCTTGCACGGGATGCCGAGGTACGTTTCGGCCGGTCGTCTGCCTCGTACGCTCATAACGCAAACTCCCCGAATTCTTTCAGTAGTTCCTGCAACTCTTCATGTTTGTATTTCAAACGTTGTTCGAGTTCCCCAATCTCCTGACGCGTGTCGTACACCGGGTCGATACACCAAGCGACGACACGCATTGTAATTTCCCGACCATCGTCGAGATGCCAATCACCCTGACAACGACGCGGGTTCTCGAGATAAGCGTGACATTGACTGTCGTCATCCAACATTACCCGGACGGTACGCTCGTAAGGTGGGAGACGGTTGTAAATCCAGTTGATACCCATCGTTACACTCCTGTCCGGTTTGGGTTGCCGAACACCATCACCGGATGATTAAAGTTTTTAGCGTTACGTGCGTAGCTAGCACGTTTTCGCATCCTGTCACACTCTACGCATTTGCCAGTCGCAACGTAGCGCTCGGTGTGACCACGTAGACAGACTGTCCCGTTGTAGGTCGGTGTGCGGGCTGACATCACCCCAGCTCCTTAGCGCGTTTAGCGCTTGCCAAGATGTCGTCCAGGTCTTCAACGCGTGATTTGTGACCGCGCTCACCACACTGCAACGCTTTCTTAATCAGGTGTTGCAATGCCGGGTTGGTGACGTGCCACGCTTTCAGAATGTCGTACACGTCTACCGATACGCCTTTCACGGTGCGGCCGTATTTGTTCGGTTTCTCGGGTGCGGGGCGGGGAATAGCCTTCTCGATGACAGAATCGAACGGAAAATTAACCCACCGACCGTGGTCGGGGAGAAAGATGTGCGTACGATTGTCAACCACACAAAACCAATCCCTTGCGTGCCAATGCGTAGCCCCTTCCGGTGCTTTACTCCAATCGATATTTGACATCTTCATAAATCCTCATGTTGTGTCGATGTGATAACTCTACAATGTCATGACCGACCCGTCAAGTGCTAAATTTGACAGTTTGGCGCGTCCGGCATACTATAGTGACAACGTAACTGAACTGATGATAATCATGCACATCACAATCAACGACCGCGCAACGTTTCCCATTACTCGCCGTGAATATACGGACGAGGGATTTCTGCGTGTACCGGGACATGTGGCGCGCACGGGGATTCAGGAATATCTCGCCTCTGAACTCGGTCTGAACGACCGAAACCCTAACGATATTATCCGCGTTTATCGTCCTAAGAACGAAGTTTTTAACAGTAAATCCCTGCTGTCTTACGATGGCGTGGACATCACGCTTGAACACCCAAACGGCCTCGTAAACGCCGACAACTTCCGTAAAACCACGGTTGGCGTGGTGCGTGGTAAAGGTCGTCAATACGGTGAGTTCGTAGAGTGTGACCTCATCGTTAAAGATAAGGCGGCGATTCAGTCCGTACAGTCTGGTAAATGTGAACTGTCGGCAGGTTATACCGCGTCGTACGATTACGAGCCGGGCGAGACGCCGGAAGGTGAACCGTACGATTACATCCAGCGTGACATTAAGATTAACCATGTCGCGATTGTTGGCCGCGCTCGTGCCGGTCGCAACGCGCGTATTCTCGACCACAAACCGGAGGGCACTCGAATGCCTGTAATGATTACTACCGATAGCGGGCGTAGCGTCGATGTTGCCGACCCGAACAACGCACAGGTTGTTGCCGATGCGTTTGACCGCGCTGTAGCGGCTAAGGACACCGCCGATGCTCGCGCTGACGGTGTACAGTCACAGCTCGATGCAGCGAACGAGAAAATCGCCAAGTTGGAACAGCAGACCAGCGACGCAGCAATTTCTGAGCGTGTGAAAGCCATCTCCACCGCACTGACCGCCGCGACCCGTATCGCTGGTAAAGATTTCACCTGTGACAGCGTGGACATCGTTGAAATCCAGCGTGCGGCGTTGCAGAAGAAATTCCCGAAACGTGATTGGGCAACCAAATCCACCGCGTACGTTCAGGCCGCTTTCGACGCCGCGTACGAAGAGGAAGAAGAAGAGGAGGAAGAAGAGAAGATGACCGGTGACAGCGCCGCATCACTTCGTCAATTCGGTTCTGACTTGTCTAACCTGGGCGCTCGCCCTGCTACTGACGCCGCACCGGTGTTGTCACGCGCTCAAGCATACGTGATGCGCACCTCAGGCAAAAAGGGGAATAAATAATGACCGGCATCGTAAAATCGCCGTACACCATTAATCACGATGCCGCATTCCGGGGCATGGTTGCCGATGGTGAACTGGCAAACATCATTTCCAAGCTGAACACCGACGTAGCGACCATTCCGTTCGGTACCGCTGTCTTCCGTGACGCTGCGAACGACAACGGCGCTAAAATGCCGACCGCAGCATCGACCGCCGAACAGTTTGTTGGCGTGGCTGTGCGTGAACTCAACCGCGCGTACCCGGACGCTTCCGCATTCGGTGGTGTCGTTGGTATGGATTTCTCCGTGATCACCACGGGTGTAATCTACGTTAAAGTCCTGGAAGCAGTGAAAGCTGGCGACGCTGCGTACGCTCGTGTCGGCTCTACCGGTACTGGTGACTTCTGTAAGTCCGCAGGTTCCGCCGCTACGTTGTCCGTTGCCATTCCGGGCGCTAAATTCGTATCGTCTGCCTCCGCTGGTGCGCTGGCGAAATTGTCACTTGTTGTAGGGGGCTAACGACATGGCCATTAAGACTATCGACGCGCAGACCATTCAGGGCAACCAATGGTTGGTGCATAAGGGTTACGTGAGTCGTAACGGTGACCAGTGGGTCATCAACAATACGGCGCTCGACGCGATCGGAAATCCGAACATCATGCTCGACGCTGACGGCGGCATCGCATTCTATATCTCTCAGTTGGCCGGTATCGAAGCCACAGTTTACGAAACGCCGTACGGTGATATCACCTACCGTTTCGACGTGCCGATGGCAGCGAATATCCCGGAATACGCCGATACGTGGATGTATCGCTCGTATGACGGCGTGACCATGGGTAAGTTCATCGGTGCAAACGGTCAAGACCTGCCGCGCGTTGCACAGTCCGCGCAAATGCACACCGTACCGCTGGGTTACGCCGGTAACGAGTGCCATTACACGCTGGACGAAATGCGTAAATCTGCCGCCATGAACATGCCTATCGACGCTGAACAGGCTCGTCTGGCGTTCCGTGGTGCGGAAGAGCATTCACAAAGCGTGGCTTACTTCGGTGATGCGTCTCGCGGTATGTACGGTCTGTTCAATAACCCGAACGTCACGTTGTCAAGCGCGACCAAGGACTACAAGACCATGAACGGTCAGGAACTGTTCAACATGTTGAACGCGCCGATTTTCAGCGTTATCAACCTGTCACGCCGTTTCCACGTACCTAACACCGCGCTGATGTTCCCTGACCTGTGGAATCAGGCTAACAACCAGTTGATGACCGGGTACACCGACCGTACCGTAATGCAGCACTTCATGGAGGCTAACTCCTACACGCTGCTGACCGGTAACGAACTGGACATTCAGATTCGCTTCCAGTTGGACGCTGCTGAACTGGCCGCGAACGGTGTGAGCAACAGCAACAAGCCGCGCTACATGGTCTACGACAAGTCAGACCGTAACCTGGCAATGGCTAATCCGATCCCGTTCCGTATGCTAGCACCGCAAATGGCAAGCTTGGGTATCACCGTACCGGCGGAGTACAAGATTAGCGGTACCGAATTCCGTTACCCGCTATGCGCCGCTTACGTCGATATGGCGTAACGGCTGTAGGTCATAAGACAAAGCCCCTCACATGAGGGGCTTTTATTTTGTTAACCGCCGTAAAATTAATCTCGAATCATTGCACCCCCACCTTGAAAGTGCGCGTCCACAGGTGCTGCATTTTGCGGATAGCTTCGACCCCGCCGTAAGAACTGCACGGAGTGTAACACCAATCCAGAAGTCGTACAGCGTATCCGGAGGGTGTGAACCACATACTGTCACAACTAATGCAAGTGCAAACGGCTACTCTTTTGTTCACGGGGTCTAAAGCAAACAAGCTATCGGTGCCATCAATGGTGTCAATCCCGCGATACATTTCGATAGTTACGTTATTCGTTTCTCAGTTCTCCGTTGTTGTGTTGATGTGGTAACTCTACAACGCTATGACCGACCGGTCAATACTCAACGCAAAAAAAAAACCGCCCCGAAAGGCGGTAAAGGCACTGGCTCTGGAGGTTGTTACGGTGTCCCGTGGGTTGGGTTATGAGCCCGTCACTTTTCACCGGTGGTCGCTCTATTTGGAGGGGTGGACGTACTAGCCGACAGAGCTTGAGTCGACTGAGTCCCGTTAAACCAACAATAGCGTATCGTGACACACACGTCAACAAGTTTGTTTCACTTCGTCCAGCGTGCTACACTCTATCGGAGTTAAACAGAGATAAAAGGGCTGAAAAATGATTGTACGCAACAACGGAAAGCGCGTTTTGATTCTCAATCGAGGAGTCGAGAAGCGCGTGAAAGGTCAGGACGGTGAGTTCTACTCTTTAACCGAAGCGGTTCCGCACGTCGTGCCGCCGGGTGGCGAGACTGTGGAAGTGCCGGATGACCTGCGCGAAACCGAATTCGTGATGAACCTGATGTTAACCGGTGAACTGGTGGAAGTCCCGCAGACTCCCGCACCTGCAAAGCGCGGGCGTAAACCTAGCGAGCCGGCAGACGAATAACCGCACCGGGGTTCATACGCGTTTAGCCCGACGCGTCCCGGTGCGGGACCACAAATAGGGCTAAATTAACAGGGCTACTTGACCGTCACGTACGGTCGGTAGCCTTCTTCGTTTACCCGCCACGTGAGGAGTGATGAATGGCTGTTAAAACGATCAACGTTAAATCGAGTGTTGCTGAAACGACAGAGATTTACGAAGTGGATGAGGTGACGGGAGTTGAAACCTTAATTCGAAAACTCCATAAATGCGCTGACCACACGCGAGATGAGCATTATACGTCGGGTAAACTGATTAAAGTCGTTCTGCTTCACCCTACGCCAGACGGCGCTATTCTGGTGGACGACTCAAACTGTGCAGGGGTGATCGCATGAGTGTTACCTTTGATGTTCTGAACGGGCCGAACGGCGATAGCGTGTGCATCGATGTGACGTACGATGGTGATCATTATACGACTGTGCGCAGCATGACGTCGGAGTGGGGTCAGGCGATCGTATATTTCGCATTTTTCAGTGATGCCGCGTGTACCGACCAGGTGACACCAACCGGCGGGACGATTACCGTAACCGGTGCACCATGGTATGAGACATATCTCGAACCATCAAACGGCAATGGTGTAATTCAGGCCAGCACCGTATCAATCGGGAAAGGAACTTACACACCTCCGACATTTGTCGGGATGCTTTTGACTGTTAAAGTTGATGTAGCTGGTATCACCGGTGCCAACTACATGCGCGCAACAGTGTGGAGACGTTAACATGCCGACACCTAGTTGGTTCAACGCTAATATTCACATTCAGGACGCAATGCCTGTAAAAATCGATAACCCTTTATCGACCGCAACGGCGGGTATTACAATCGTCAGGTCATCGATAACCGCAAACCCCGTTATGGACAGGTTTAACAAAGACGTGATAATCGACGTTACGGCGTCGGCTTATATGACCTACAACACTACAGGTTTAGGCTCATCATTACCGGACGGAAAGTATTCTACGCTGTTCTTTCTTGACTTTAAGGGTCTTGTGTTGGACGGCCAATACGTCTTCCCAGAAAGCGTGGTGGGAAGCGTAGGAGGTGCTTCATCGTGGTACTTCAAAGGAGGTCGCAGCGACGAGTTAATCATGAACACCGTTACAAACGGGTCGAATGCTACCGGTGACGCTTACATTACACTTCGTTACATGATGGCTAACGTAAACTTCGGATACGGCGTGTTATTCCCACAGTTTGTGTAATAAAAGTCCCCTCGCGTGAGGGGCTTTGTTTGTTATTTTAAATCACGCCTTCACTAGTGAGTAATTCTACCACCCGTATCGCACCGGATGTCGTGAACAGCGCTTGAGGATAACCTTGTTCGGTCTGTTTCATTTCGCCGAACCCTCCGTCAACCCACCCCTGCTTGAATACGCGTCCACGCTTGATACCCTTACTATAGACACAACTCAGGTTGTCTAGATGTCGGTTCATCGCAACAGCGCTCATCCCAACCTGTTGTGCAACCTGTGTAGCGTTCAATAGGTTGGTACGTTCCATAACGCGATCTACAATGGCAGCTTTCGGCGCTGCTATCGCAAGCTTCTCCTCGGCTTGTTCGAGTTCTAACGCTAGTCGACCGGCCTCAAGGAGTGCTGCGGCGTAGGTCTTAGGAACCTGGGGTTTCGATTGGTCTTCCAGTTCTTGCCAGCGGTCTACAATGGCTGCTGTGAACTCGGGGCAGTTTTGGGCAACCAGAACCAAGCTGTCACGTTTATTGAGGCGGTACTCAGTGTAGGTATTTCCCCGATGCGTGAACTCCTGCACCGCAGGGGTTAAAATTACACCACTGTCGATCAGTCTTGCTGCCGACGCCTTGATGTTGTCGTGACGCTTACCAAGCATCTCCGCAATCTCGCGAGTGCCCATTGTGATTTCAGCATTCATTGCGATCAGTTGGTTCATTGTGAACTCCAAATAGGACAAACCCCAGTCAGTTGGAACGGCCTCGGATAGCGGCACCTGACTAGGGTTTGAAAATCGTATCCGTTGTCTTCACGCTTTGCGTTGCAATCGACTTGGGTTCCACGCCTTATCGATGGTTCGATATTAAATACACGTCATTCATTTGTCAAATGTACAATTAATGTATAATTCACGTACAGCTTACTCAACTATGACCGACTCGTCAAGGGGCAATGATGGAAATTACAAAAGAGATTATCGCGGCGTTCCGTAGCGACCCGCAGATGTGTGCGTTTTCGGATTCCGTGAAGTGGCCGGACAACTTCATCGCCAGCGCATTGTGTAACGGTGATGAGGAGACCGGGTCATCACGCTGGGGTAGTTTCGTTCTTGACGATTGTCACAATTTCAAACGCCGCGGAATGTTTCTGTTTGCCGCCGCGTGGTTGATGAACAACTTTGGCGATGGTGGGCCGAACGTAGCAACAAGCGGTGAAGCACGCCTCAATGTGGCGTCGAAATCCATCGGTGACGAGTCTGTGGCGTATCGTGTGCCGTCCATGATGGAGGTTTCCGACGACTGGTTGACGTGGTCACACTACGGTCAACAATTCTATCGTTTGAGAAAACGTGCGGGGATGGGCGCGTTAGCGGTGTAAGACTCACCCCGGAATGTCACGGTTATCCCGTATAGGGTTTCGTTCCGGGGTGGTGATTTACGGAAGTATTACAAACACTTACGGTGAAAATACCCCGAGAACTGAAAACCCCGTAAGTGTTTCTACTCTCCCGCGCGCCTGCCACACCGTACCCGGTTACTTCTCTTCCTTCTCTTACTCTCTTATTATTATTCTTTAAGGGGTATTAAGGGTAAATAGTAGTAATAAGAAGATAAACAGTAACTTGCAGCACCCCGATTGAACGGGAATTCTGGGGTGTTAAAGGGGTAATTGAAATGATGAAAGTAGTAGGGTTGCAAGAAACGCTCGCAGAGCTCGATAAAGTGTTAGGGCAGATACGCGACGACCAATACGTAACCGTGGGTATCCATGAAGCGGCCGGCGACGTGGAGTCGGGCGAAATCAACATGGCTACGCTCGGCGCTGTGCTGAACTTTGGTGCTGAAATCGACCATCCGGGCGGTACTTCTTATGGTTATGCAACTGAGGAAGCCGAGTCTCGTAAGGAGGTTAGATTTTTAAAGACGGGCACAGGTTTCAAGCCGCTAGGTGTGACCAAACCTCACAAGATAAACATCCCCGCTCGTCCATGGTTGGAGCCTGGAGTGCAGTCGAAGTCGAACGAATACGTAACAATCATCGAGCGTGGTGCATCTCGCGACGAGTCCACGACGTCTATTCTCGAAAAAGTAGGCGTGACAGCACAGGCCGCTGTCCGAATGTTCATGACCGAGTTGCAAGACCCTCCTAACGCGAAAAGTACAATTCGTAAGAAGGGGAGTTCGAACCCGCTCATCGACACCGGCGCGCTGCGTCAGTCAGTCACATATGTGGTACACTCTGGTAAATTACCTGACGAGGGGTTGTAATATGGGTTTGCTCAACATGAACGGTATGATCGACACTGTTTTCCGTTCGACCAGTGCCACATCCGTTACGACCGGCGGCTCCTACGTTGATGGCGTGTGGGTGCCGGGAGACAGCCAGCGTGTTACGTTCAATAACGTAAACATCCAGCCGCTGAACAACAAAGAGATTCAGTTTCTGCAAATCGGCGCTGAGCGTATTAGCAACGTGATGAAGCTCTACATCAACGACGCCCGCGCAGCGAACATTGACCTGTGGTGCAATTGGGAGATTGACGGGATTGTTTACAAAACCATTCAGCTCGACAACCGACCGTGGCGAACCTACTGCAAACTAATGGTGGAGCGTGTCGATGACCAGTGAACAGCTATTCAAGCTCCTCAGACCCATTGTAATGGCTGCTACGGGTGTCCCCGAGTGCATCCTTGCCGACCCTAACGCTCAGGCTCCCCACGGTCCCTACGCCGCTCTCAGGCCGCGACAGACGGTGTCGCAACTCGGTCAGGCCGACATCATCGACAAGAACGCTCCGGGCAACCAGGTACAGACAACAGTTCGATCTCGTATCGTGTGTACATGTGTCGTCAATTTCTATCGTGGTGAGGCGCGCATGTACGCTGAGCGACTGCGTAACTGTAATAAGCTTCCCAGCATTTCCGCGAAGCTGTTTAAGGCGGGATTGGGATGGGCTGGTGTCGGGAACATCAACGACCTTACAGCGTTACAATCGGCCAATTTCGAACAGCGTGCACACGTTGAGTTCACCGTGTGGTATACGACAGACCTTGTAGACGAGGTTAACAACATCCTTTCGGCAGAGGTTCAGCTTCAAAACGAGAAGGGAGTGACGATTCAAACCGTCAAGGTCTAAGTTTGTAATACCCTACATGTAGTGATAAACTTTCATCAATATTACCACATGTAGGGTCATCATAATGAGCTACCCAGCTTCGCAGATTATCCCAATTAACGTGCGCATCAGTCCGGCGGGGTTGGGCACTGCTAACTTTGCGTCAACTACTTTGTTCGCTCCACAAACCGAAGCGACAAGCAGTGTGGGGTTCTCCCCCGACACGTATCGTGATTACTACGATATCAAAGACGTTGCTACAGACTTCAAAACCACGACTGAGACCTACAAGGCGGCATCGAAGTGGCTCGGCGGTACTCCTGCGTCACGTCAGTTGCGTATTTATCTGCGTGCTACCACTGACACCGATTGGCCTACTACGTTGAACAAGGTCGCGAACAAATACTGGTGGTACCTCACGTTCGTTACCGCCACAGTGTACGCTGCTAAATCAGACGTACAGGCTATCGCGGAATGGTGTGAAAGCGCCAACGTGATGTTCATCAACTGCCAGACCGGTCAGAACTGCACAGACATCCGTGACCCCAGCAAGAGTGATGATATCGCGTCGCTACTGACCACTGCTGGTTATCGTCACACCTACACAGCGTGTCACGCTACCGACGCGTATTCCGGTATCTACCTCGCCAAGTGGTTCGCGGCTGTAAACTACAGCGCGGACAACTCCACGATTACCGGCGAGTTTAAGAAGTCTCCCGGACTGGCGGCCGAGTCGCTCACCGCTACCGAATACAACGCGATGATCGCGAAGAAGGCGTGTTTCTACACCCTCATCGACCTGCAAGGTTCGAGCGACGTAGGACGCTGGAAGAACACTGTAACGCACAGTACATACGGTGAAGAGATTGCCAACGTTGTAGACCTCGACGCCATGGTGAACGCTTTAACCGTGGCGTTGTACAACACCGTATCCAACCAGCCAACCAAGCTGAAACAGACACCTGTCGGTCAGGCTATGTTAATCGGTGCTACCCGTAACGTGGGTGAACAGTATGTTCGCAACGGTTATCTGGGGCCGCGTAACTACCTCGACCCGGATGACGGTCAGGAGAAGTACACCGCTGGTTACGAGATTCTCACCAAGCCGGAAGATATTCTCAACCTGTCCGACGCTGACCGCAACGCGCATAAGTCCGCGCCAATTCGGATGCGTCTGTTCCGTTCCGGTTCCATCTGGGTTGTCGAAGTCGACGTAGACGTATTCTAAGGGGTTAAACGAGATGGCTTTCGAAAACTTTTCCAACGACAACACTGTAATCACGGTCAACGGTCGGTCAATCACCGATTGGGGGCAGCAAGACCCGCCCATCAGCATGGCACCAATCGACCCCGCTAGCGTCGTGCGCCGTGGTGTCGGCGGTAACGCGGTACGCCTAGACCGTAAGAACCCCGGCGCGCGCGTGGCACTATATTTGAACCCTGGCAGTTCGGACGCCGCTTATCTGCGCGGTCTGTTCAACTCGCGGGCAAACGTTACATTCACGTACGAGCAAATCGGAACTCCTGAAAACACCATTAATACCGAGGGTGCTATCGTCAACGTCGGAGAGCGTGGTCGTGGTGGCGCGAGTAGTATTACCGACGAACAATTCATGTTCGAATTCAACTCAGGGACGACAATTTAATGACCGTCAAATCGTTTACAATCGGGAATGTCACGTATCGCGCTGCGATGGCGAGCGCGTTCGACCAGGACAAAATCCTGTCACTGCTGACCGGTACGATTGCCGAGCGCGCCATGGCGGCGCGTATCGCTAAAATCCCATTGGACTCCACGTTTATTTCAAGCGTGATGATGGCGTTACCTCACGGTGTTAAATCGGAAGTGGCGGGGATGTTACTCGCTAAATGCTTCGTTTCCGACACTAACACGCCGGTAACTGTCAAAGATTTTCAAGGCGGCATGATGGCGTACAACCGTCTTCTCGCTGAGTTGTGGTTATGGAACTTTGACGATTTTTTTACCTACTTGGTCGACGTCGCAAGCACCAACCCGACGGTGCCGGAGGAAAACCCAGCGCTGTAAATTGGTACTTCATGCGACCTTGTGTTGGCGTCCCCAACCTGCTGCCGCCGCTGTGTACGTGGGCGCAGCTAGGGGACGGTACTTATAGCCTGGCAGACGTCGAGCGGTTCAATCAGACGATTGATGAAATCGTGGAGCAACTACCCAAATGTCAATCGTAACTCTCTTTACTAAAACCGCCCCGACGTTGGGCGGCTTGACATTCGATGCGGTTTTAGAGGATACGTTAGAAATTAGCGTGGATTTGGCCGAATATCCAATTGAGACGGGCGCTAAAATCACTGACCACCGCATCATTAACCCTATGCGGTGGTATCTCACCGGCGCGATGAGCGATAACCCCGTAAGGCCGACAATTACCGATTTTATGGGGGGTGTATTATCCAATGTGACGCGCAACCCGTGGGTTGCTGGTGTGGCAGGACTGTCAGCGGGATGGTTGGCAGGTACAGACCAAACACGATCTTCTTCGGCGTTAGATACGTTGATTAAAATGATGTACGCCGGGGAGCCTTTCGACATTAACGCTGGTGACATATACCTTAAAAACATGGGTATTTTGCGCATCAGCCGCACCAAAGACCCCGAGAATGAAGCGGGGTTGATATTCGTCGCGGAGTTGCGCGAGGTCATCACGCTGTCTTGTCTGCCGTTGTTGGGTCAGCCGTCACAATACCAGCTACCGAAGGACGACAAGGCACAGTCCGGCGCAGCGGCGTTAATCAAGAAAGGACAGCAAGCGGGTAAAGCTGTCGGGGACGCTGTCAATAAATCGGTAAACGCTGTTCTGGACGGGCTATTTACATGATTGAGATTCCACTGAAGGGCGGGGCGGCTAACGCCCATCAAACGTTTAACATCCAACTTGGTGACACCTACGTGGATTTCACGTTGAACTACGTTAGTTACACCGACAAGCCCGCGTGGTCGATGGATATCTCCCGCGATGGAGCGCCTCTGGTGAACGGTGCGATGTTGGAGCCGGGGTGTGACGTTATTCAGTCGTACGGTGCGGGGATTGGTAAACTGATTTTTATCGGTGCCGAAGTCACGCTCGACAATCTCGGCACCGATAATCATTTGGTGTGGGTTAGCGAGTAATTATTTACGTCCCTTCAACATCGACGCGATAAATAAAAATCCGATAACGTTAGCCCACCCGTCGGCCGTCAAGCGCGGGAGTATGACCCACCCTGCAAACGCCAGAACCAGCACGAGTAGCACACCTTTAACGGTTTGCATTGTTCGATGCTCCTTTCAGCTCGTCGGGGGTGATGGTATTGATACCGTACCCGCAATCACTTCGGTGCTGAATAGCTAACGCCACGGCGTCGTGGGCTGTTTTACCGCTCAGCATCGCGGCTGTTAGAAATTCGAAAGCACTCCCGCTCGCGTACACGTCAGACTCGACTTGTTCTAGCGCACCGCAAGGGTAAAGTTCGAAAATCTCCCCTGACTCTTCCAGTACCATCCCTTGAGGGCAATTTTTCGTACCTTCAGAGAGACCTTCAATTTCACCAGTCATTCCCCGGTCTATCCAGATTTTCACACGAAGAATATCCTCTGTGTATCCCGTACCGGCGAACGCAATGTGTCGACCGTCAACCAGATGAACGCTGATTTTTGTAGTCTTGCTCATCTGGTTTCCTCGAAACTCCGCTTTGTCCGCAGCTAGAGTTTTCCCATCCCACGCAATACCTGTCATTTGTTCGATGCTCCTTTACCAAAATCGACCGTATATAAAGTATGAAGTTTATCGCGATAAAAAGAGTCAATTGTGACCTTAATATCACCAAATTTATTACAATATATAACGTACCAGTCGGTTTTACATTGATGCGTTACCTTGAACAATCCTTTTTGCTTTGAGGGGATGGAAAACGCGTCGAGCATCCCGTAAGCTCTTGACTCAATTATTCGAGCGTTTCCGGCTTCGATGTCTTTAAAGATTGATTTGAGACACGTGTAATCGAGATAAAACCGTGTCGCTTTATCCTTCGCTTCACGACACCCTACCGTTAAACCACGTATCAATTGTTGGGTCGCTTTAGTCGCCACGCTGTGTCACCTCATCAATACGTTTCTTAGCGTCAAGGGCTTTGCCGACCACGTAATCGGTGTGTTCCAGCAAGCGTGATAATCGGCTGACGTAACCGCGCGGGAACGGCTCGTTTCGAATGCGTCGGCAGATTGCCCGGACTTCCGGGTCTGTCAGTTCTTCTTCCAGTCGAGCAGCGCACGCACGAATTGCTCGGTTAGGGGCTGCGGAATTCATCCGGTCGGCCATAAGCGTTGAAGTCACCAACCGTACAAACTCACGCGTTTTTACAACGTTCGGGTGGTTATCGTCATAACTGCACCCGTCGATCGACTCCTGCAAGTGTGTTGAGTACGTCATTTGTCAGAGCCTCCCAGCCAGTCGATACGCTTTGTGACGACATCGTAATAATAACAACCGCCCACGCTGTATTTTTGGTTTTCGTTCTTGCCGTCACAAATCGCCTGAGCTTCTTTACGTGACTTGTGGATGCTCACAATTTCGAAGGATTTACGGGCGTACGCACCGCTCATCCCGTGATTTATAAGATGTTTCGCTACGATGTGGATTAGCATGGGTTTTTCTCCACGAAGATTACATCACGGTCGTCATCCCTATACGCGCGAATACATAATCCATCAGTTAAACTGCAACCGTCAGCATTTAAAGGTGAAAAATAACATTCCCCGCACCACAAATAACCTTCTTCCGCTACCAACTCCACCCCATTCTCGGTGACGATGTTATTCTCGTCGATGATTGTGATCATTTCCCTGCCTCCGTCATCATCAGGTAAACGATGGCAGCGGCTCGCAGTGGTTTGGTGTGATGATATCGAACACCCGCACGCGCCGCCATCCATAGACTATTGCGACCGTATGGTATTACCACTATCCCATTCTCAACGATTAACGGCCCCATGTCTGCCCAACTGTTACAGAAGTCCCAGCGATGCCACTCGGTGTCTAACCCGCGACGCTTGATAATCTCGTCGGTGATTTGCTGGTCACTCATTTGCTCGTAGTTCATATACTCCTCCTGTTGCGTTATACTTAATCAAATTACACTCTCTTGACGGACTTGTCAACATGGCGCGTACGCTAACAAACTTTTTAGTCGCTATCGGGATGGATTTGAAAGAATTCCGCACCGGTCAGCGTGACCTTGAGTCGGGTCTGAAATCCACCGCGTCGATGATTACGCAGATGGGTAACGCCACGACGACCGCCGTTGCGGCCATCGGTGGCGCGGCAATTACAACCGCTAACCGACTCGATAAGTTAAACACCAGCATGGTTAACATGCGTGACGGCGCACAGATGGCGAATAACTTCGGCGCGGCGCTGGAGCGTGCAGGGGGTAACGCATCGGACGCCGTCAGCGAGATTATGCGTATCAACCAGGTGCTGACCGATTTCAACGTGAAAGGTAGCACAGATGTATCCACCGGACTTAGTTACACGGGTATGTCAGGCGCTCAGATTTCAGACCTTATGAAGTCGCCGGATACCAACACGTTTCTCAAAAAGCTGGCAGAGCAGTACCAGTCGATGAACACCGAACAGCGTCAACTGACGTTACAGACGCTAGGACTGTCGAACGCCACGGGGCGTTTATTGGAGGGGGGTGCGCAACATTTCAAGGACGCGCTTTCGTACTCTCAACAGTTGACCGGCGACATCAACGACGCGACCGCCGCAAGCCGTGAGTTTATGGAGACGTGGGCGACAACCTCACAGCTTATTGATGGTATTGGAAATAAACTTGCAGCGGGCGTACTACCGATGATGTCTGACGCGTTACGGTTTATTAACCGTGAAGTTATGCCGACCGCTAAAGAGAACCCCGTAGCGGCCGCGACGGCGGCAACCGGTGGCGGATTGTTAGGTCTCGGTGGCCTGCTGCGTTTCTTACCCGGTGGCGCGGCTGCCACGGGTGCCGCAGCCGCAAACCCTGTAGGTCTATCACTGTTAGCCGCTGGTGGCGGTTACATGCTCGGCGAGTACACGCGTCCAGCAGTTGAGAAGTCCGGTATCTTCCCGGAGTGGTTCACCAAGGAACAGCCCTACTTCGGCATTCCCGCAGCGTGGAACTACCTGACCGGCGGTGGGGGCGATTACAAAGGCGGTGCGATGGCTCCACCGGCTTACATGACCGGATACAACGCCCCCACAATGTCACCTTACAGCACCTCCGCCGGAGCAGGTGGCGCGACCGCCCGACAATTGGCCGATGAGTTGCGTCGCGCTCCGTTGAATGTGAAAGCCGACGTTCGTGTGGAATTGGATGGGCGAGCGTTTGACCGCCGTGTGGAGCAAGTGACCACTCGACAAAACGAGCAGGCGATTAACAATATGACCAGCGGGGTGACACGATGACAGCCGTGTGGCATCGCGAGTATGAGATGCGGGTGAACGGAAAAAAGTTCATCGACGGTACGCTCGGTAAACAGTTGCGCATTCAATTCGACATCTATCAGTCGCCGGCGGAAAGTTTCTCTACTGCCGACTTTCGAATTTACAACCTGTCGCGCGAAACGAAAATCACGCGGGGGGCGTCTGTAGAGTTCAAGGCTGGTTACAGCGGGTCAATCGATACCATCTTCACGGGGACGGTTACGAACGTCCTGAGAGAACGTGAGGGCGCTGATATCGCTACTCGTCTGCTGTGTCGCAGTGTCGCTGCTAACGAGAACCCTTCGGCGGCTGCAAGCTACGGTCAGAACTCGCTTGTCGTTGACGTGCTGACAGACTTAGCTCGGCAATGGCCTGCGCAGTTGGTAATTGATAGAAAACAGTTCGACGACTCGCCGAAGCTGATTTCAGGCTACGTGGTTAACGGCGGTATTCAGTATGAACTCGACACACTGGGACGTATGTATAACTTCGAGTGGGCGCACAGTAATGGACAATTGATTGTCACGCGAACGGACAAGAAGCGCTCTACACCGATGATTGAAGTTTCCCGCTACACTGGGATGGAGATGATGCCGGAAATTACCAACGGCCCCACTCGCATCGGTATTAACGTCATCAAGCGTCTTGACCCTGCTATACATCTCAACAGCCGCATCTACGTGAAATCCGATTACGCAACGTTCAATACCGGTAACATGTATCTACAGGAGACCGAGGGTGACGAGAGTGTAGAAGGTGAATACGACGTGAAGACAATCACGTATCGCGGCGACAACTACGGTGCGGATTGGAGCATGGAAATATTTGCACTGCGTAACTTCGAAGAGACCGCTCAGACTGTCCCGGCTGGGGCGTTGGTGTGGGGCGCTAAAGTCACGCAGGAGTTCCGCAACAAGACACGCGACATCGCGTCGAAGTTGAATCTTGACCCGAACTGGCTGATGGCTGTAATGGCGTTCGAGACTGGCGAGTCGTTCAGTCCGTCTATCCGTAACATAGGTGGTAGTAGCGCTACAGGACTCATCCAGTTCATCGAATCTATAGCACGGTCACTCGGTACAACCACGTTGGCTCTGTCACGTATGACAGCCGTTCAGCAGTTAGACTGGGTAGCTAAGTATTACAAACATGACGCGCCTCGTATCCGAAATCTCGGCGATTGCTACATGGCGGTACTGTGGCCTAAAGCAATTGGTGTGACTTCCGGTACGGTTCTGTGGCGTGCTGGTACACCGCAATACACTGCCAACGCAGGGTTAGACCGTGAACACAAGGGGTATATTACAAGGGCTGACGCTGTGTATCGCGTGAATGAAGCATTTAAGCGCGGGAGTCGGTACGCTAAATAGAGAAAGCCCCGCGCTGGGAGGGACGCGGGGCTTGTCAGGTCAACACAACAGGAGCAATTTAACTATACGTTATTTGGCGTGATTGTCAAGATTCTTGGTGTTATAATATACATTATTTATTAACCGGTGCCGCAATGCGTACAGTAGTATCCCCGCAACAATTATTTCAGCACTCTTTCATCGAAGCGATGAAAGACGTTTACACGTCGGTGCCAGGTCACATTATCGCGTTCGACGCTAAGTCCCAGCGAGCGCAAGTGCAAACCGGCGTACAGCGTGTCGACATCAACGGCGTATCATTCGACGTGCCTCCCGTAATTGACGTGCCTGTAAGTATTTACGGTTCGGCGGATTTTATCGTAGAGGTCGAAATCAATCCCGGCTGCGAGGGTATGATTTTATTTTCGCAGCGATGCATCGACGGGTGGAAGCAAACAGGCGGTTCGGCGACAAACCCATTAACGCGTTTCCACTCGATGCAGGACGCGATGTTTGTGCCTGGCATACGCAGCCTTGCAGGTGCTATCAGTGGATACAGCAACGATGGTATTCGTCTGCGCGATAAGACCGGCGGCAACCACGTGTGGTTGCGTCGAGACGGAACTATCGTGTCAAGTAACGGTAAATCGACTATCACGCAAAAACCGGACGGTTCCGTTACGATGACTAACGGTACTGGAAATTTCGAGATGCAGCCGGGAGGTAACGTGGTCATCAACGGTGTAACAATAACCGTTGATGGTCGTATTACCGCACCACCCGGCGGGGGAATCGAGGGGGCCAACGGTGTATCTTTTGAAAATCACAAGCACGGCGGTGTACAAACAGGCAGTGGGACGACAGGAGGCCCTGTTAAATGACAGTGAGACGATTGGATGAAAACGGTGACATTGTCACGTCCGGTGTGCAGTTTATCGGCGGTCGAGAAGAGATTGCGCAGACAGTACAGACGCGCTTGCGTTTGTTCCTAGGCGAGTATTTTCGTGATGTTACCGACGGTACGCCGTGGTTTGAAAACATCTTGGGTAAAGCGAACGACCTGGCAATTAAAGAAGCGTTATTACGCAATCGGATCGCGCAAACTCCAGGCGTTATCCGATTGGTTCAATTTTCGTTCGACTTCGACCCCGCCGACCCTAAAAAGACAGCGACGGTAAAAGCGGGTATACTGACACAATACGGTATCGACACGGTGACTTATGGCACAGATAACACCACAGGGGTATAAACTCAAATCACAAAACGAGTGGTTCGAAGAGGAGCGACAGCTTTATCTCGACATAGACTCTAACTGGAACCTCGACCCGTCCACACCAGACGGTTTGAAGATTGCTAGCGACGCGGAGATTTTTTCAGCACTCGACGAGACGCTACAACAAGCGTACAACGCTCGCGACCCTAATAAAGCTACGGGTTACGACCTCGACGTACTTTGCCAACTGACGGGTACTGAGCGCAACACGGGGACACGCTCAACTGCTACTGTCACGTTGTCGGGTACAACCGGCGGGGTCGGGTTGGTGATTCCCGCCGGTAAACGTATCCGCAGTAGTACAACCGGCACAACGTGGTATTTACCGCAGGCTGTCGCGATCGACCCTAACACCGGGACGGTATCGGCACAGGTACTATGTGAGGATGTCGGTACGGTACAGGCGGACGCCAATACGCTTACCGAAATCGTCGACACTGTTGGTGGTTGGACAGGAGTCACAAACCCTTCACCCGCTACACCTGGGACGGATAAAGAGTCCAACAGCGAACTACGTGTGAAACGCGCTGCTGCTGTGGGTCGTTCCGGTAACAACCAGATAGACAGTATGTACGGTGAGATTTACGCTGTTAAAGATGTGCGACGTGTGAAAGTGTACGAGAACGATACCAACGTCGCCGACAGTAACAACCAACCAGCGCACAGTATTGCAATTATCGTCGATGGTGGAACGGACGCAGACGTTGCGATGGCGTGTTATCTGAAGAAGAACCCAGGCGTCATGATGTATCAAGCCGCCACCCCTGTTACGGTTGAAGTCACGTCCCCAAAGTATCCGTCAAACAAGAAGGTGATCAAGTTCAGCCGCCCCAACTATGTGGACATGAACATCGTAATCACAATCAAGAATGACGGCACACTACCGAGTAACGCCGACGAAGAGATTAAACAAGCCATTTTCGACTACGCGGCAGGTGGTCTAATTCCTACCGATGTTGGTTTTAAAGTTGACGGGTTCGACATCGGCGAAGAGGTTCCGTATACGACTATTTTCACACCGATTAACAAGGTGATTGGTGCCTATGGTAACAGTTACGTGCAGGATATGACTCTCAATGGCGCGCGTACCAACGTGGCGATAGCGTTTAATCAGTTGTCACGTTGGTTAACATCTAACATCACGGTGAACATCGTATGAGTTTAACACCGAACCGTATTTACGCACAGTATCGTAATCAGCCTAAAGCTGTAGCATGGTACGGGATTGTACCGAAGCTATCCGGTGACATTACCAAGTGTGCGTCTGTAGTGCGTAACATGTACGACATTGACGCGAACGTAGGGGCGCAGTTAGACATTATCGGTAGAATTGTAGTACAATCCCGTGAATTTACGGGAAAAATTGAACTTCACCCCGGATTATTCGACTTGTCCGAAGGATGCGAGTTCGGTGACGAAGATAATGCTATTTTCGCATCGTTAACAGTCGACCAAGACTCAAAGATGTCAAACGAGCTGTATCGACTGGCGATCAAAGCTAAAATTTTGAAGAACAACTCAGACGCCACGATTGAGTCAATACTGGACGGTATGAACCTACTGTTTCCAAATGCCGAAGTGTTACGGGTTACAGACGGCGAGGACATGTCGTTCAGTGTGGAATTCTATGGTATTATTACCGAGTTGGAACGCTGGGCGTTACGCAATGCATCATTCGTACCAAAACCTCAAGGTGTCCGATTCAATGGGTTTCTCGAAGGCGTGGGGTTGGCGGAGTTCGGCGATGTTGACTCGGAGTTCGGCGATGATGGTGCAGAATTCGTTGGTTTTACAGGAGTGTGATACATGTCGTTAATTTATCCAAATCGATATCCGGGTCGCTGGTACCCGACATCGGAACAATATCCCCAAGGTAAGTTTAAAAACCGTTCAAGTCCCACCGCCAAAGACGGTTCATTCTGTGAGATGGATTGGGCGAACGACTGGGCGGGTTTTTTCGGGGCTGTTTTGAAAGCTGCAGGTGTAACCCCCAATGGCAATGTAGACACCGCCGCGTCAAGTCAGGTTTACGACGCCCTTGGTAAATTGTTCCCTCTCAAATCTACTCTGGGGAATGCGTCTACAAAAAACGTAGGTGTTGGGGCGGGCGATGTTGCAGCTGGTAATGTCACTTTCGGGATAAGTCAAGCTTGGCGCAACATGACGTCGTCGCGTCAGTACGGTGTTATGTATACAAACTCGTCATCAAGACCCATCGCAGTCGGAATTCACGCTGCGTTAACGATTTCCACCACGCTTACAATCGAGGTTGACAACATTACTGTGACGGGGTTTAACACCGCAAATATGACACCGCAAGAAGGTTTCCTATTTGCGGTCGTGCCTCCCGGCGCACAATACCGTGCGTATTTAATCCGTGGAAACTCTCAAACCATTCTCAACTGGGCGGAGATGAACTAATGAAGTACTATAAAGACGCATTCGACACGGTGTACGCTTACGAATCGGACGGTTCCCAAGACGATTACATTAAACCAGAACTCACCCCGATCACCGAAGAGGAAGCTATGCGTATTCTGAACCCTCCACCCACCCCGGGTGAAGTCTTAGAATCGAATACGCTGCGAAAAGAACACCTCATTGACGAGTGTAACAATCACATTAATAGCAACCAATGGCCGAGCAAATTGGCGTTGGGTCGCTTGTCAGACGCGGAAAAAGCCACTTTTAACAAGTGGCTGGACTATCTTGACGCGTTGAATGCTGTTGACCCGGCTGACCCTGTGTGGCCTACAGCCCCTTCCGCGTAGCGTTGTACCACGCTTGCCACCGCTCCAATCGTGAGCGGTCGGCGAGCAGTGCCTCAGCGTTCCAAGGTATAACCCACGCCGCCCGTTCCGGGTCGTTGTGGGTCGATTCTAGTTTACGCGGTGGTACCAACAAATCAGAGCTTACCGTCGGACAGTCCGAGTGACGTGTCGTAGAGTTTGAGCACCCCGCTATCGCGCACACAATCCCGCACAGTAACAGTTTTGATACGATCGACATAAATCACCTTAGCTTCTTCGGTTTTCTTTAAACGTGACACCGTAACGGCTTCTTGTCCGATGGCGATCACGCGGTCTACGTTCGACACGATTTGTTGCGTGTTCACTGTGTCAGTTAGTTGTTCGACTTTCACGCTGTTTTTACCTGCTGCAAACCCCATCGTGAACACTGCTACGACCACAAGAAGAATCGCTAATGCTGTTTTCATTGTGCAGTTGCTCCGTCCGGGTCGCCAAGCGAGGAACCTAACTTGGCGATGAGTTGGTCAGGGGTTATTTCACCACGACATAGTGCGGCTTCATCAACACGACGAAGGTAAACGCCCCTGCACGATTTGTCTTTCGCACAGTCTTTACCTGCTGCAAACCGCCAGCGTGTGAATTGTCCACACGCTTTTTCCCACTCGCCTTGCTGTAAGTATTTCCACAGTGTGGAGCCGCGTGCGTTGCCCGTGCCGACATTGTACGTCCAGTCAAGTACAGCCAGGTGAACGTTAGGCGGCATTTGCGGCAAAGCTGTGAGATGGTCGTTATGTTTCAAGAGTGAGCGCACCAACATACTGTCACACTGTTGCTTGTTGGCTGTGTCACCACGCTTGACACCAGCCGTCTCACCGTAGCAAATCGTCCACACGTTGCCCACGTCCGGGTAAGCGATTGTCCGGTACCCCTCATAACCGGCAGCGATACCCATTGCCAGCGCGAGTAGTCCGCCGGCCAGTTTGTTGCGTTTTTGCATATGCACCTCGATGGTGTAGAATGTAAACAGTATATCACAATGTAGAGGATTGATAGATGGCTAAGAAACCCGTTAAAGATGCTGGTGGTCGTGGCAAGACGCGTGTGACCGATGCTGGTGGTCGTGGCAAGACGCGTGTGACCGATGCTGGTGGTCGTGGCAAGACGCGTAAAGGTAAATAATTATGTTGACGCTCGTCATGATTGTCCTAACCGTGGCGGCGTTAATCAGACCCTCGGCGAGCGGTCTACTTTTTGCCGTGGTCACTGTAGCGTTCGACATGTTGCTCAGTGATTTACCGGGTATGATTTACTACGCAGCGGCCAGTTCGTTCGACCTGCTTTTAATGATTCTCCTGTACTACGCGTGCACGTCGTGGCGCTCGAGAAAATTAATCGTGTTGAGCGGCGTGAGCTTATGTGTTAACGCATGCGGGTGGGTGGCGTGGGCTGTCTACTATCCGCCGACTATTTATAACGCCACGATGATTGTGATTGCTATGATTGGCGTGGTGATCGTAGCGGAGAATGGAGATGACCTGGTCGTGGCTCGACTGGATTGCGATTGCGACTCTCATCATAGTTCAAGTGATACAAGCAATCGTCATAATTCGTAAGGTGATACGGGATGAACTTAGCAGACGTACGCGCCGGCGCAATCGTATCGACCGGGACGGTGGGTAGCGGAATAGCCACATGGTTGGATAAAATCCCCGCCGACCACCTCGGTAAAATCGCGTCCATGATTGGTATTGTCCTGTCGGTGCTCACCGCAATCTCGATGATTCGCAAAGGTCGTCGTGAAGATGCCAAGCGTAAGGAAGAAGCGCGGCAGGCCGAATTACAAGCGGCCATACTGCAAGAACAGTTGGGAAAGCTAAAAGAAACGCCCCGGTAATGGGGCGTTGTCACATCAAAATCGACATGGCATTACATGGAACGTACTGGAGGAATCTTTGAACGTAATTCTCACGGCGTCAATCGTACTTTTGAATTGCATTTTAAATGCCGCCTGTTTATCGTATAGTTTCGCAATTTTACACGCTGTTTGAATGTATTCACCTCGGAATCCGATCGCCCCAACATCGTGACCATCGCCTTCCCACGTCACTCGTCGCCAATCCGGGTAGTTAGCGTCGACAATGGTGACGGGCATGTTCCCCAATACACATCCAGTCTTATCAAAGAAGGTTGCTGTTAACTGTTCGGTGTCGAAAACGACATGGTCATATTTTTAAAACGTGATAACGCCCAATTTCACGATGAAGCGCCCCGACGTGTCACCTTTGATGTCCCCCGTGAACATGATATGGCCTTCGGTGGTGACAATCTTCCCGTTATCACCGTCAAGTAAATAATCATTGAGATAAAAACGAACGTCGTTCTTACCCTTGCACATGGTGGCGGCAGTTAACTCAGCGTACCCGACATTGTATTGCATTTCATTTCCCTCAGTTGTGTTGACGTGATAATTATCTGTCACTTTGACGAGCTTGTCAATAACGGGTTAACCAACTTCTCGGCCTCTTGAATATACCAGTCGTAATTCAAATCCGACCAGTTAAAGTCCGCAGCGTCGGCACACTCCGTAACACGCCACCCGGCGCACATGCTCGACTCACGGTCGGTGTGTTTACTACGTGACTTCGTGTGAATACGCTCGTCCCACGGTGTACCAATGCTGTCGAGGTCGCCGGGTTGCCCGGTAATCTCACGCATCACGGCATCGTACGCCGCATCGGGCACTTTCGGCTTGCGTTTCCACGTGCCAGACTCACCGGTAGGCGGTGAAATCTTAACGAGTGAACCGCCGTTGCGCGATACGAAATACCGGGTAATGTGCTGCAACTGTTGCTCTACACCCCACTCTGACCAGCGCATTAGCAACTGACATGAGCGGGGAACTTTCGCGCGACACATGAAGTCGAACGGGTCTTTGTGCTGAGTGATAAAATCACGAATCGACTCGCCGCGAACGAGAGCAGCTTCCGCCGCTTTAGGAACGACCAGCGCCGACGGGTCTTGATGCCATTGCACTTTGTACTCATACGCACCCTTACGTTTTAATTTGCCGGAATCATATTCAGCGATGTAATTATTCACGTCTCGAATAATCATGCGCGAATAGAGAGCTTCTTCGAGTTGCAACCCGGTAAGAGATTCCCACCATTTACAAACCGAACGCATGTGGTCGAGATACACACGAGGGCATTTGACCGTCACGCCGTCCGTGTTGACCTGTACCATCGACAGACCGGGAGTTTTCATCAACTGTTCGGACAGCATACACAGAAGTAATTGACCGTTAATCGTGATGCTCATGGTGTACGCGGGGTCGTAGAAAGGACTGTAGACGTTGTTCGAGTCACCATACACACCATTAAGCGCCAGCTTTAACATTGCGTTTTCAGCGGTACCCTTGGTGTAGCTTTTACGCTGGTCGTACACCGACTTGTAAATGTCGCAAAACTTTTCGCTGAGATGTTCCGGATAGAGTCGATTCGAGATCGCAAGGTTGGGGTAAAACGACGCCACATCAATGTCGACAATCTGGTGCGTCTCGTCCGAGTGAACGATTTGCGATTCCACAGAGCCATGGATGCCACCCGTACCAAATACGAATTCGAAACCATCGATGACGGCCGACACGTCCGAGAACACCCCTTTAGTCTGCGTAATCGTGGTGTTACGGAAAAAGTCCAACACACGTTGAAACTCTGAACGTTCGAAGCGTACGTAAGGGAATATCACGTCACCGAGTCGGATGGACGGTCGAACCGTCTGGCGCGGTGATTTACCGCCGGGACCGCTAACGAAACACTCTACACCGGCTTTCTCCAGCTCCATAATGAAGTAGTCTTTACCGATTTTCGTGTCGTTGTGGTTCATGAAATTGCGACTGTAACGTTCGGTCAGTTCCTCGCGGAAGTGTACGTTATCGCGGATTTCCATATAGAAAAACAGCGTCTCTAACACGTCCTTGCGGTTGTATTTCAACAACGTTACGCGTTGCTCGGCGGTGAGCATTGTGCCGACAGGGAACGGCAAGTCTTCAACGGTACGTGACCGCCGGCGAATTTCGATCGCCTTTAGTGATGTGCTGCGCGCCTTGTTATCGAAGTGACAGATTTTGTACAAGTCGATTTGTTCGAAGATACGGTCGTTATCCCACACCGTCGCGCCGAACTTATCTTCCCGGCGAATAATGCCCGACATGTGGTCGTAGATTGCAGCAGCGTCACACATCTGATTTTGTGCAACCCAGTGCAACACCGGGTAGTCGAACCCCACGTTGTTGAATCCGATGCCGCGCGCTTTAGCTTGTCGCAGGCCGTACATGAACGTAACGAGCGCTTCACGGTCGTTCTTCCACTCGGAAATCTCGTGGACAACTTCGAGCCCCGTGGCGGCGTGAATCCATGTGCAGGTGAAAATGTTAGGGTACGATTCGAGGTCGTACCCCCAGTCCCTTACGTCGACATCATTGGAGGGCGCGGAGAAAGCCGCATCAGCGCCACAGTGTGGGCAGTTCGGCAAGTCGGCGGGGAAGGTCTTACCGCACCCGGCCAGTTCGTCACAACGTGATAGAAAGTGCATTAATGATAGCTCCTGTTGAAAAAGCCGCCCGGAGGCGGCTCGTTGTGTTAAGCGCGTTGCAGGTTTGCCAAATGTGCCTCAGTCCATCCCGGCATCGCTAGCAGTTGTGAACGCGTGTACACAGTGCCGTTGACGTTGTACTTCTCTTCGACCGGTGCGGGCGGAGGTGTTACCAGGTCGTGCGCTGGCACTACCGGAGCAGCCGGAGCAGCCGGAGCAGCCGGAGCAGCCGGAGCAGCCGGAGCAGCCGGAGCAGCCGGAGCAGCCGCTTGTGCAACGTGGCCGTTAGTCACCATGCCACCCTGGAACCCGGCGAAAGCGGACGCGGCGTTAAACGACCCTTCGGTGATAATCTCCTCGCCAACTTCTGCGAACATCAACCCGTTAATGTTCTGGTACATCCCGGCGTTAGTCTTCACGGTTGAAGCACCGTTGAACTTGCAGCTTGCGGCCACGTAGAACCAGTCGCCGCGCTTCACACTGTTCGGGTTGATAATCGGCTGGTAGTTACCATCCACCACCTTGACAGCGCCCGCACCCGTGTAACGAGTGAATTTAATCAGCATGTGACCGGCGGGACGCTGTGCGCTGCCCAACTTACTCGGATCTTCCGGCGCGTCACAATCTTCAATCTTCCAGTTGAACCCCGGCTGACCGCAAAGAGCTTGACCGCAGCGCGGGTCGTTACACGCTTCAGCGAACATCGTCTGATAGATTTCATCCCATGCGGGACCTTTCGGCACGGCGAAACCCATAAACCAGTGGTGCTTGCTCGGGTCGGTTAGCGGTGCGCCGGTGTGGTCTTTGGTGTTCAATTCGAACGGGCTGCCCATCACCAGACGCGCTTTAAAAGGTTTGTAGTTGCTCATTAATTATTACTCCTGTGTGAAAATACGTTTAATTTTGTCAGTGTCAACGCGGCTCAGTACCATCGATGACTTGTGTTCAGTGTATGCGGATATGACGGACGCGTCAACCCCTTTTTTACGCGCTTGCGCAGGTGTAATTACATCTGCTGGTTTACGCAGGTCAACACCGAGCGCGTCACCAACGAAAAGAACCTGCTCTACAGCGTCAGAACGCCACGATTCACGTCCCTTACGTTCCTTAAGCTCCCAGCCTGGAACGCGTGTACCGGTGCGAAGAGCGTGTGAGGCTTGCTCCTCTAACGCAGTCTTACGCAACTTCATCATCTCTGAATAGCGCTCAATCATCGCTAGTTCCACGCCGAGTTGTTCCGGCGTTAGCGTGTGAGTAACGAGCGACCCCACGCAATCCATCGCGGCGAACGATTCGGTAGATAGCACGTTACAATGCCCGGCACCACGACACCCGATACAGTGTGTACCGGCACGGCACGTTGTATCACCTGCGACAATTCCCCCGGCAGTCTCGAAAAGCTTACCCGCGCGTTGCATTAGCTGTTGATATGACAGCTCAAGATGTTGCGTGGAACCGCCCGACCGGAAGCAACGTGGTTGCACGACGTACAAATCGAACGTGTATTCTGTCAGCTCGGTGTGCGGTATTGTGAGTGAGAAACCCGCCGCATACCCGATTAACTGCCACAGTTTGTCGATATCGATCGGACGATGGCCTGCTTTCAATTCCCAAAACGCGACACGCTTCTCAATCGGTGCGACAGCGTAAGCATCACACTTACCGTACCAGCCGGTGATGACGCTACCCAAATCTACACGCGCTTCAACCGTGAGTCGGGTCATCGCATCGTGAGCGCGACACCACGAGCTAACGTGATTTGCGTACTCGCGTGCCACCTCGAAAAGCTCGTCGGTGATTAACACGCCATCGGACGACAACGAGCCGACCAAATCGGAGAACAGCGGTGCATCTGGGTCGCCTTTGAACACACTGAGAATCTTGTGCGCAATCTCGTGACACGCGCGACCTTCGAGTACAGACTGGGAGATATCCCCCGCCGAAGCGGGGAACTCTACGTTAGCCTGTACCGAACCTTGACACATCATCCAGCGTGACGCGTCGGATAGTTTCGGTAGGGTTGTCATTATTCACACTCCATACTTAGCAACAACAACGTTCCAGAACGCCGGGATAAGGTCGGGGCGTTGTGTCAACTGTTGCATGCGGTCGAGTTCGATGGTCTGTGCGCACACGTCCAGGTCTTTAGGGTTGATGCGTCCGGCGTACTTCTGAGACAGTTTCCCCATCAGCTCCACGAAGGTCGTGGGTGCATCGCTGACCGGAGGCGGGGCGACCGGTGGGATACCAGCAATATCTGCACCCTCTACAGGTACTTCCGGCGCTGCTACGGGAGGCGGTACAGGGACTTCCGGCGCTGCTACAGGTACTTCCGGCGCTGCTACAGGTACTTCCGGCGCTGCTACGGGTACTTCCGGCGCTGCTACAGGTACTTCCGGCGCTGCTACAGGTACTTCCGGCGCTGCTACAGGTACTTCCGGCGCTGCTACGGGTACTTCCGGCGCTGCTACGGGAGGCGGTACAGGGACGGACATCAGCGATTTGAGTTCGGCGCGCACTGCCTCGACCTGTGACACCCAATCGTCATCGGTCAACTCGCCAGGCTTTTTACGTTTTTTCCACGTACCGTCGGCGTTCAGCTTTTTACTACCGGCGTGAATGCGTGCGTCCCACGGGAAACCGTCTGAGTCGGTACCAGGAATGTCAGCGTGTTCGACCGGCGGCACGTCGTCTTCGTCGGTGGTGACATGTCCGCGGGACAACAAGACATCGTCACAACGACGTTTATACTCTTCGCCTGCCGCCACGTGGGCTTCATCGTCGGTGGTAACGGGCTCAGTAACATCGGACGTAGGTACGCGTTTTGACATTTGACGAGTCATACGATTGCAGTACGCGTCGTCCACCGCTGAACGCAGTTCGATTAATTCATCTGCCGCCATTGCTGCTATCGACGAAAGGTCGAGTTCACTTTGCAGTGCTGCGGTGAGATTCTGACTGTTACCGGCCATCTCAGCGAAAGCACGTGAAAAAGCGTTCAGTGCGATATGGTCATCGCTACAAACGGTCAGCGTGAAAGTAGGACGTTCAGTATTGCTCATTGTGTTGCTCCTGTTGTGTTTAAAGTAAGTTACTAAACCAGTCAGCCAGCGTGACAGACATCGCCACGGCTAAAACCATTACCAGCACTACGACGGCAGCTTTGAGGTAAAACTCAAACTCGCTCGGACGTTCGATGCGGCGCATCATCAGGTCATACTCGTCGAGGCTGATTCGACCATTGTCGAGAAGCCGTTTCAGGCTTTCACGTTGCTTGTCTTTCATTTGGTGACGCTCTCCCCCGTTGTGTTGGTGATGTGGATTATTGACTTGTTTGACCAGCACGTCAAGAACTTTTTTACATTGACGCATCGGTCATGTCGCGCCATAATGTACGCACACAACACGGGAGACGCAACAATGAAAATCACTTTACCGTTTAAACGTTCCGAGACAATGCGTGACGTGCTGGCGCGTGTCGAACTGATTCGCGCGATGTACGCGGAACACTTTTCCATTGGTAAAAATCAAATCAGCTACGGTTCAGACTACATCAACGTGTCGTTTGAGGTGGGTGTTAAATGAAAAATCTGACAGGTGAGGTGTTCGGGAAATTGACGGTGGTGAGCCGTAACGGAAAGACTGCTGACGATTTGGTGACTTGGAATGCGACTTGCGAGTGTGGGAACACTGTGGTGAGAACAGGCGCGTCACTTCTGAGAGCCAGAAAAAAGGGAGTCGAATCGTCATGCGGTTGCTCACATCACTTGAGAACTCACGGGTTATCTAAAAAGTTCGAAAAGTTAAAGTGGGTGTGGACAGCCATGAAGCAACGGTGTCGCAACCCGTCATGTAAGGATTACCCGAATTACGGGGGTAGGGGTATTGATGTGTGTGGCGAATGGGACGATTTCGAGGTGTTTCATTCATGGGCGATCTCGTCTGGATATAGTGAAGGTGTCACCATAGAGAGAATAAACGTCAACCAAGGTTACCACCCTGATAATTGCACGTGGATTTGCAACGAAAAACAAGCTCTGAATACTAGAAAGATAAGACGTTTCGAATATCGTGGTGAAATGATGACACTTCGTGAAATTTCGGAGGAGTGTGGTGTGAGACTCCACACACTAAAAACGAGGCTCATGAACCTAGGTTGGAGTATTGAGCGCGCGACAACTGAGCCGGCAACGAGGGGTAAGAATCAAACGTACAACAAAAAGGCGGCCACTAAATGCTAGTAATGCGACCGTATCAACAAGACGCGATTGACGATGTGTATGCTAACTGGGCTACAGGCAAGCGATTTGTGGTGCTCGTCATGCCTACGGGGTCGGGGAAAGCATCCGTGTTGTGTGAGATCGCCCGCCTGGAGGCTGAACGCGGTCAACGCGTACTCATAACGGCGCATCGTTCCGAGTTGATATCACAATTAAGTGCAACGCTGGCGCGCAACGGCTTACGTCACCGGATTATAGCCGCAACGTCGACCATCAAATACTCGATTCGCCTACACATGGAAGAGCACGGTCGGGATTTTTACGACCCTAACGGTAACATTACTGTCGCGTCCGTACAGTCGGTTAAAGACAAGCACATTACGGAGATGGCAGCGTTTCGCGACCGCCTAACAATAATCGGTGACGAATTTCACCACTACACCAGAGATTCGAAAACGTGGGGCGGCGTATTCACTCCTTTAGACAAATCCGGCGCACGTGGGTTGGGTCTTACTGCAACGCCTTGCCGGGCTGACGGTAAAGGTTTATCCAGAGAGACCGACGGGTACGGAGACGCACTTGTGGTAGGGCCGTCAATGCGTGAACTGATTAACATGGGGTACCTTGTAGATTATAAAATATTCTGTCCTCCTTCCGACCTGCATTTGGAGAACGTAAAAGTTAGTGCCACCACTGGGGATTACGCTGATAAGGAATTGAAGACCGAAATGGGTAAATCCCACATTGTCGGCGATGTCGTTCAACACTGGTTGCGATTGACACCTGGTAAACGCGGGGTAACTTTCACCGTCGGTGTGGACATGGCCGAGGAAGTAGCGGAAGCATATCGGGCGGCAGGGGTGCCTGCCGTAGCAGTGTCAGGGAGGATGTCAGATGCGGAACGAATTCAGGCGCTCCGTGACATTTCCAGCGGTAAAATCTTACAGATAGTGAACGACAGCGTTCTCACAGAGGGCACCGATGTTGCGCCGTTGGAAGTGGTGACGTTCGCACGACCAACTCAAAGCTACGCGTTATATTGCCAAATGTTCGGACGCGGAACACGTCTGAGTCCTGCGACGGGTAAGACACACTTGACGGTCATTGATGCTGTCAGTAACGTTGTCCGCCACGGTCTACCTGATGCGTCCCGCGAATGGTCGCTCGACCGCAGGGAGAAACGCAGTAGCTCCAGCGACGCACCAACACTGCGTATCTGTCACGGTTGTTCCCAACCGTTCGAACGTTTCCTGGTTACGTGTCCGTACTGCGGCGAACCGATTCCTACACCTGGCACATCGGAACGCCGATATATTGAACAGGTGGACGGCGACCTGATTGAAATCGATCCCGCAACGCTCGCTCAAATGCGCGCTGCGTTCGACAAGGTGAACATGCCTGCGGCTGAGCATCACAACTACCTACTGAATCAGGGCGTACCGCAAATCGGCATTATGGCGAACGTTAAGCGTCACCTGGCACGTCAGGAAATAGCAGCAGAGTTACGAGACGTGTTGGCGTGGTGGGCCGGCCATCGCCGCGCGGAAGGTTTGCAGGACAGGGAAATTTACCGGAAATTCTACCTGAAGTACGGCACGGATTTTCTCACTGCTCAAACGGGCAAAATCGACGAAATGACCGCGCTGATGCAGCGTGTTAAAGGGGACATGTAATGCAACTGTTATCACAATGGGCTCAGCGTCACGGTGTGAGTGTAGTGGCGCTCGATGAGTTGAAGGGATTGCTAGGCGCTGTGACGGGTGCCGTACCGGACGACCACGCTGGGCATAGTGAAGCGTGGGTGCAGCAACAGGTACGACTCACGGCGGCGCGTGCTGGCGGGTTGTTGTGGCGTAACAACTCGGGGGCATGTAAAGACGAGCGGGGGAATATGGTGCGTTACGGACTATGCAATGAGTCACCGCAACTCAACAAGAAACTGAAATCGTCCGACCTTATCGGTGTGACGCCGGTCACTGTGACACCTTTGATGGTCGGTCATCAAATTGGGGTATTCACCGCTATAGAGGTCAAAAAGCCCGGATGGCACCTGACACCAGGCGACAAACGTGCTCAAGCGCAAGCGGCGTTCGGGGCGCTTGTCGTCAGTAAGGGTGGAATTTTCACTTTCGCGCAGAGCGTTGAGGATTACGTAACAGCGGTACAGCGTTGACAACAGCGTCAAGTATCATCATACTGTCACGAATACACCCATCGTAAGGATTTAAGAAATGAACGACACTCAGACGTCAGTACTCAACGCAGCGATGAAGTTATCGCGAATCCACGGTTTTCAGCACATCAAGCGTGACGACATCGCGGAAACCGCAAACGTATCTACCGGCATCGTATCGTATTACTACAGTATCCCGGAGATGCGCGACGCCGTCATGCAAGAAGCCGTACGGGTCAACGACGCGGTGATTATCTGTCAGGGGCTGGCAGCGAAACATCCGATCGCTCAAGGGGCACCGGAGGCGTTACGCCGGGAAGCGGTCGAACTGCTGTTGAAGTAATCAGGGGAGCACAACAGGATGATACAACTACCTCCAGCGTTGGAGGCTATGAAAGCCTTCCCGCAATTCATGATTTACAAGCTCGTACCGCGTCAGGGCACACCGGGTAAGATGGACAAGCTGCCGTGCAGTCTCGACGGCAAACCCGTGTCAGCGCACGCCTCAGAGCACTGGGTTGACGCTGACACAGCTTGTTTCACAGCGTCAGCGATGGGTGAAGGGTGGGGTGTGGCTTACGTCCTCACCGACGCCGACCCGTTTTTTTTCATCGATATCGATAACTGTCTGGTTGACGGTGCGTGGTCTGCGCTGGCGACCAACCTGTGTCAACGTTTCCCAGGCGCTGCGGTGGAGATTTCAAGCAGCGGAACAGGTTTGCACATCATCGGCTCCATCGGTGACGTACCGGACCACGGATGTAAAAACATACCGCTCGGCCTGGAGTGCTACACCGAATTACGATTCATCGCGTTAACCGGCACCGGTGCGGTGGGTAACGCCGCAACACGTCACGACGATGCGTTTAACTCCACGGTGGCGCAATATTTCCCGGCCGCAGCACCCGTAGCGTCGTGTGAATGGTCGGCCGGCCCGTGCGAGGGTGCGTATCCGATTACCGACGACGAAGCGTTAATTACCAAAGCGTTACAGTCCACCAGCGTGGCCGCTGCGTTCGGCGGTAAAGCCTCGTTTCGTGACCTGTGGGAAGCTAATGTTGAAGTGCTGTCTGACGCGTACCCGGACGACCATCGTCCATACGATGCGTCTAGTGCCGACGCCGCGCTTGCTCAACACCTTGCATTCTGGACGGGTAACGATTGTGAGCGTATCGAGCGCCTGATGCGTCGTAGCGGTCTGGTGCGCACCAAATGGGACAAGCACCGTAGTTACATGCGTCGTACCGTCACGGGGGCGTGCGGACGCCAAACAACATGGTACAGCGTGGGTAAGCCTATCGAGCTACAACCGTGTCCGACCGTGTCGGTCGCTCAGGAAATCAAACTGCGTGACGGCTACCAGATGATCGGACCGTCCCAGCTCATCGAGCATTTTAAAAACTGCGTGTACGTCGCCGATGCTAACCGCATCCTGACGCCGGGCGGTGTGATGCTCAAACAAGAGCAGTTCAACGTCATGTACGGCGGCTACGTGTTCGCGTTGGACGCTATCCCTGACAAAACAACAAAATCAGCGTGGGAGGCTTTCACGGTATCTCAGGCGGTTGTATTCCCTAAAGTCCAGAAGATGGATTACCGCCCCGACCGCCCTTTCTCCGACGTGTGGGTAGAGGACGGCATCACATACACGAACGGCTATCGACCGTGCGAGGATGTCGGGGAGCCGGGAGACGTGTCGTGGTTTACGACGCACATCCGCAAACTCTATCCGGCCGACGCCGACATGTTGCTCGACTGGATGGCGGTGAAAGTGCAGAACCCCGGTAAATGTATGCTGTGGGCACCTGTTCTCATTGGTACGTATGGTAACGGTAAAACTACCATCTCCGACATCATGGCTGGCGTGATGGGCTACCACACATCAACTATCGTGCAATCCAGCGACGTGGAAAATAAATTCAACGGATGGGTATTCGGTAATACTTTTGCAGCTATCAACGATTTTAAAGTCGGCGATAAAAAGGACGTGATTGAAATCCTCAAACCGCTGATTACCGACCGTCGCATACCGTACCAGAAAAAAGGTCTCGACCAAGAAACCTGTACGAACATGCTCGGTATCATGATCACGTCTAACCACATGGACGCTATCGTGAAAACCAAGGACGACCGCCGCTACGCGCCTTTCGTGTCAAAGCATACTTGCCGCTCGGAGCTGGAAGCCGACGGGATGAACAGCGATTATTTCTACAACCTCGACCAGCACGCGCGTAACCGTGAGCACATCCGACACGTTCGACATTTCCTGATGACTCGGCAGGTGATTAATTTTCCCAACCGTTCCCCCGAGACGTCCACCACGCAGCAGGTTATCGCCGCGTCGCTGGGTAACATCGAGCAGGAGATTATGGAGGCCATCGAGGAGGGTCGTACCGGTTTCGCTGGTGGATGGGTGTCGTCGTTCGCACTCGACAAGCTCCTCGCCAACATGCGTGCTGAACGTCAGATACCGCGTAGCCGTCGCCGGGCGTTAATGCTTGAACTCGGCTACGATTGGCACCCGGCGTTAAAAGACGGGCGCGTGAATAACATCATAATGACCGAGGGCGGCAGTGGCAAACCGCGCCTGTTCATCAAGCGTGGTCATATTCACAGTAATCTCACACGAGCGGTAGATGTGGCCCAATATTACCAGGCGGCACAGGGAGACCCTGTAGCAGCCGCACAGATTGCCAGTAACGGTAAATAAATAGTCGCCCTCCGGGGCGATTTTTTTTGCATTCGGTGTTGACGGGTTCGTCATAGTGACGTATATTTACTTCATCGAAACGCAACGTGAGTTGCCGAGAATACGCAGCACAATTAGGAGATATAAGCGATGAATAATAAAGGTTGGGTGAAGTGTGTGAAGTCGAATGACCACGAACTGTTCGTACCTGGGGTCGTGTACCCTGTGACAGGCTTACCAGGTGAACCGGATGGTGTATGTGGTGGAACGATCGGACCTTGCGGGACTACCGTGACAAGCAAGTGCGGTAAAGATTGTTATTTGCACTTGGGCAATTTCAAAGACGCATACTCAGGTGTGTTCGGCACCTTCGAATACATCCCACCAATGGGGGGCGAGAAATGCGAGTAAATTTAAAATGCGTCAAATCGACCGACGGCCTTTTCACGCCGGGTCGCGTTTATCAGGCCATCACCGTTAAAGATACGCCGGATTTTAACGCTGTGAGCGATTGCGGAGTGTCGGTATATGTGACCCTCAACGGGCCGTTCGGAACCTTCGAGATTGTCGAGGCTGAGACGGATAACACTAACACACAATATGAGGCACTGAGCAAATGATAAACATTAATGAAATTCTCAAAGAGCACGCTATCTATCTAGAGTCATTCGGCGAACGAGGTGTCAAAGCCAACCTGCGCGGTGCCAGCCTGCGCGGTGCCAACCTGTACAGTGCCAGCCTATACAGTGCCGACCTGCGCGGTGCCGACCTGCGCGGTGCCAACCTGCGCGGTGCCGACCTGTACGGTGCCAACCTGCGCGGTGCCGACCTGCGCGGTGCCGACCTGCGCGATGCCAACCTGCGCGATGCCGACCTGCGCGATGCCAACCTGCGCGGTGCCGACCTGTACGGTGCCAACCTGCGCGGTGCCGACCTATACAGTGCCAGCCTGCCAGAAAAAACATACGTTATTACCGGTGAATCGTATTTCATCAGTATCACACCAGGATTCGTTCGCGCAGGTTGCCAATCGCACGACGTAGACAAATGGCGGTCGTTTTCTAAAAAAGAAATCGCGAGAATGGATGGAAAGAACGCATTACGCTTTTACCCGCGCTTGCTAGACATTATCGATTTCTACCTCGGTGAGGGAGACCGCCCGGACTGGGTTAAACACGAGGAACTGAGAAAATGAAAACTTACACTCTGAACAACATCATGCAGTGGTACGGCGTTAACCAGATTAAAGCGTTGCGCATCATGGGTCGGATCCGCGACACCGCTTACGCTGACGGTAAGAAAATCACCCGTGTCATTCGCGACGGCGTGTGCGTTGAGATGAGGGTTAAATAATGCGCTCATTAATTTTAACACTGTGTGTAGCTGTTGTACCGGTTACCAGCGTGGCCGCTACGCCTTCTCAGATTCGCTGTGGTGAGTTGATGCAGGAAGCGGCTGTTACAGGTGACCTGTGCGCCAGCTATGTACAGCGCTTCGGTAAGCAGGCTGTTGAGTCCCAATCGTGTCAGGACTATAACCGGTATCTCATCGACATGAAGCGCCTGCCGTCTTGCGGTCGCGATGATGTGGATTATCACAACGTGTGGCTACCGTTCCAATACGCTGTCAACGCGATGCGTAACGCCACTGTGGTTGCGGAGGGCGGGGAATGATTCACTTTACCAGTGTGTCACACGCCCGGTGGTTTGTCGCAGCGGTACAGCGTGATTTGGATACCGTTCGAGAAGCCCGTCACGATGACGATAGAGCCGCCCGGAAGGGCGGTTATTTCAGAGACCGGGAGTACCGTAACTGGTCGGAGAGCGTTAAGGATGTGGAGTACGGGTTGCGGGACTTACTGGACGAAGCGTGGACGTTTATCGATACGCACCACGCGCCGGCACTCGCCGAGCGTTACTTACAACCCCGGCAAGCACCGGTAGCCACGTAACGCTCCGCCATCTGACCGCATTCAGGACAAGGGGTGTCCGGCATGTACCAGCGTTCACCCCGAGCAATAGCCGCCTGGCGCGGTGATAACCCTTCAATCTCCTCATCCAGCGGTTTAGCCGCCAAAGCCATCGCTTCCAGATACACCTTGTCAGACTCCTCACGCAACGCTGCGGCCTTGTCGAACATAGCGGTGACACGAGCTTCGCGACGCTTGGCTATGGATGCTTCACGAGCGGCTTGTAGACGCTTCTGCTCGGCTTCCCGCTTTGCTGCTGCGGATGCTTCGCGCAGCTTCTGCTCGGCTTCCCGCTTTGCCTCTGCGATTTCCCGGCGTTTCTCGGCCTTTTCCAGCCGTTTCTCAGGGTCAACGCGGTAACACAATACGCATGTCTTGTTATTCGCGTAAGCGAAGCCGACATGACCGTGGCGGCACCCTTTTAGTCTGGCGATGTACTTTCCGTCGCTGGCTAGTATCTCGTCACGGTACGAATACCACTCAGGTTTGATTGGTACGGGTGATGAAAAGTTGTTGACCACCACATGGTCGCCATCAATCAACCTGTTCTGACAGAAAAACAGAAATGCTGCGTTTTCTATATTTTTCATAATTTCCCCCACTTGAACGACGTTTTAAGTTACAAGGATATGATATCACCGGGTGAATGCAGCGGCAACGGGTGAATAGTGCTCACTTTTTCGATTATTCCACCCCAAAACCACGGTGCGGGGGGTAAATTCCGGGGTAGAAGAATACCGAGCGATAACAATCACTTAGAGAGAAAAACCCCGAAACCCCGCCTACCCCGTCGCATTTCTCTATCCCCCGCTATTCTTACTATTGTCCCTACGATACTACCTATAATGTAATATTATAATTTAACCCTATATTATAATATTACATTAGTGCTCTTACTCTCTTATTATTATTCTTTTAAGGGGTATTAAGGGTAAATAGTAGTAATAAGAAGAGAAACAGTAACTTAGAGCACCCCGATCGATTGGGCATTCTGGGGTATGTTCGGGGGTTGTTGGCGGCGTCGGCAGGATTGTGGTATTATCGTGGTCAGTGACAGATTTAACGAGGGCTTGAGAGTGACTAACAAAATTTACACACCGGGACCGGGCCCTGTCGTCTTCGGTAAGAACTAGGAATCCGAACT